TCATCGTCCTCGACCACCTCTCCGAAACACAGCGCCGCGCGCTGGTCATCGCCGACAATCGTCTGGCGATGAATGCCGGATGGGACGAGGAGATGCTGCGCGTCGAACTGGAGTCGCTCCAGGTGGAGGGCTTCAATCTGGACATCGTCGGCTTCAGCGATGAGGAAATTGACGCACTGCTCCAGGAGCCGGAAGAGGCTCGCGCCGGAAACACCGAAGACGATGCAGTCCCGGAGACGCCGGAGACTGCGGTCACGGTTCCGGGCGATGTGTGGATTCTGGGTGAGCACCGCCTGCTCTGCGGCGACAGTACGCAGATGGAATCTGTGGAGAAGGTGCTTGCCGGTGGCCTTGCCGACATGGTCTTCACCGATCCGCCGTACAACGTGAACTACGGCGCGACGATGAAGGACAAGCTCCGCAAAAAGAATCGCAAGATCGCCAATGACAATCTGGGAGATGGCTTCGAGCAGTTCCTGCGGGACTCCTGCACGAACCTGTTGGCGGTGACCAAGGGTGCCATCTACATCTGCATGTCGTCGTCGGAGATACACACGCTGCAGCGGGTGTTTCGCGAGGCGGGCGGGCACTGGTCCACCTTTATCGTGTGGGCGAAGAACACCTTCACGATGGGGCGTTCCGATTACCAGCGCCAGTATGAACCGATTCTCTATGGATGGAAGGAAGGCACGGATCATTTCTGGTGCGGCGCCCGCGATCAGGGAGACGTCTGGTTCATCAAGAAGCCTTCGGTGAACGATCTGCACCCGACCATGAAGCCTGTCGAACTGGTGGAGCGCGCCATCAGGAATAGCAGCAAGGGCCGCGACACGGTGCTCGATCCGTTCGGTGGCTCCGGCACCACGCTGATCGCGTGCGAGAAGTCCGGCCGCCAGGCGCGCGTGATTGAGTTGGACCCGAAGTACTGCGATGTGATCGTCACCAGATGGCAGGAGTTCACCGGGAAGCAGGCGATGCACGCAGAGAACGGGCGCGCATTCGCAGACACGCGCAAGTCAAACGAGGAGGATCGATGCCAACCCCAGGAATCATAGTGGCCGCAATGGCGGTCGCTCTGGTGGTAATCGGAGCACAGAAGACGGTGCATGGCGTGAAGAAGGTGGGTCACCAGATCGGATGCCTCGCGAAGACGGGCCACAAATGCCCGCCGAAGCCGCCGCCTGCAACGACGAAGTAGTAGCCGCGACACCGGATCTCCAACGTGAGATGGCGCGGTGCCGCGCGGAGATCTGTCAGGCTGAACGGCTGCTACGCGCTGGACACCCCGACGTGGAGGGTCTGTGCCTGGCGCTGGCGGACTGGTCAGAAGAGTTGCGCATCCTGGAGGGCAGACATGAACGAACACTTTTTGGAGATTCTGGTGCCGGCAATCGGGCTGGTCTCTGGCCTGATCGGGGCATTTGTCGGATTGCAGAACCGCGCACTGCTGGCGGAGGTTCGGAAGGATCTGGCGGAGTTGGAGAACCGGATCACTACCCGGATTAACGGAACGTACGTCCGCTCGGGAGAATGCCATCTACGCGAGGAAAACATGCACGTCCGGCTCGACACGCTTATGCAGGCGATCCGGAACAGAAACGCCGCCAGCGAATGAAGCTGGCGGCGCGTTTCAGTGTGGGGCTGTTACTGCGCGACCTTGTAAGCGCGCACCCCATCGGGGCGCTTGAAGGATTCGACGGTGAGGCCCATCTTCTTTCCGAGGCTGCCGGAGATGAAGCCTCGGACGCTATGCGCCTGCCAGTCCGTAGCGGACATGATGTCGGCGAGCGTGGCACCGTCCGGGCGTTTCAGCATGTCGAGGACGATGGCCTTCTTGCTGCCGTCGCGCGCCGTGGGCGTGGCGTCCTTGGCGGTGGCAGCCTTGGTCGCCTTCGCCTTCTTCGGCGCGACAGGGGCGGCCTGTGGCGCGGGGGTTGGCGTCAGGGCCTGGATGGCCTTCCAGATCCGCGCGACCGCCGTCTTGCGGTCGGTGAACTTCTTGACCGGCTTCAGTTCGCCGAAGGGCGGCGCGCCGGCGAAGGCGTTCCAGACTTCGACGAACCGCGTGATGGGCCAGTCGGCGGAGAGCTTGGCGAACTCCTTTTCGGTGGTGAAACGATCTTGGCCTTCTGAAATCTGCTCGGCGGCGGCGAAGGCAGTGATGTTGTTGTCGGTGTCTATGGTGAAAGTCGTCATGGTGGTCTCCTGTTTCAGAACTCGATCTCGTCGGCGATGCGGCGCGCCTCTTCGTCAGTGAGGCGTGTCAGGCCTCCCTGCTTGATCCATGCGTCAACGGCATCCTGGACAGCGTTCCAGAAGTCCGTCTCGTTGTTGTCGAAGGGTCTCTCAAACGCCCCGCCGTAGCCGTTGGCGTCCGTGTAGTCGTGCAGTTCGCTGAAGGAGGCGCAAGCGCTGGGGACGGTGCCGGCGGCGACGTCCGCGAGGATCTCGGCTTTGGCCCGTTCCACAACGCGGCGCAGTTCGTCGGCGCTGAAGTCCGGCGAGCGCCGGCTGCGGTTTTTCTCGATGCGCTCTCCTCCAGCCGGCTTCACCTCCGAGCGGAGGCGGGCGGCTGTGCGGATGCGGATCTCGCGGCCGGTGGCGAGGTTGGTGCCGTACCATCCGCCGCGTGGGTGTTCGCGCGTGATGCGAACCTTGGCCAGCATGCCGCTGACCTTCACGATGTAGGTCGTGCCGATTTGTACGTTGTGTTTCTGCATGGTCAGTACTCCAGTCCTTTCTGGTCCACCGCGCTGCGGTCGCCCAGGCTGGCGAGGACGTAGGCCAGTTCCTCGGTGACGCGGCCGAGGTCGCCAGCATACCCCCAATTGGCGGGTTCCTGCGCCTGACACCCACGGTGGACGTCCAGGCGGAAGGCGATGCGTTTGAGTAGGTCCTGGCACTCTGCGTGGCGTTCGGCGTAGCAGGCGGCGGCGGTTTGCTTGGTGGTCTTGGTGGTGCGTGGCATCGAACACATACATCACTTCAGTCGCGGCGAATAGCAACTCTGAAGTTCGACTTCTCCAAAGAAAGATTCACTGGGCGAACGTATGGCGATGATGGGTATTTCTCTTCGGGCATACGCGCGGATGCGCGGTTGCAGTCTGCCCGCCGTGCAGAAAGCCATCGCCAGCAAGCGCATCACGACGCTGCCTGACGGCAGCATCGACCCGGAGCGTGCCAACCAGGAATGGGCCAAGAACACCTTCGCCGGCCAGACCGTCAATCGAACGGCGGCCGCAGCATCGAAGGAACGGGTTTCCCCGATGCCCGAACCGCCGACAGCAACTGGCGATCCGGTCGCTCAATACCTGCGCGCCCGAGCGGTCAAAACGAGCTTCGAGGCGCGAACGGCTCAATTGGAATATGAGGAGCGCGCCGGCAAGCTGATCCAGGCGGTGCGCGCCTCGGAGTATGCCGCGAGTTTCTCGGCCATCGTGAAAGACCACCTCCAGGCGCGTGCCGACCGTTTGGCGCCGATGCTGGCCGCCGTCAACGACGAGAAAGCCATCCATCGGCTGCTGAAGAATGACGATGAGGCCGTGCTGCGCAAGGTGAGCAAAGCCATCGCTGACGCAGGCTTGTAACATGCATCCGTTCTCCATCCATGAGGTTGGCGCCGCGGCCATGCTGCCGCCGCGCGAGATTACCGTGTCGCAGTGGGCGGATGAGAACCGCGTGCTGACCGGCGGTGCGGCCGCCGAGCGGGGCCAGTGGCGCACCCGGCCCTACCAGCGGGAGCCGATGGACGTGCTCAGCCCCAGCCATCCCTGCCGCCAGGTGGTGGTGCTATCGGGAGCCCAGATCCTCAAGACGGAAGTGCTCCTCAACTTCATCGGCTTCATCGCCGATGTGGATCCGGGACCGGTGCTGGTTGTGGAGCCGCGCACCGAGGATGCCAAGGCGCTCTCGAAGGACCGGGTGGCACCCATGTTTCGCGCGACGCCGGCACTCCGTGGGAAGATCGCGCCCGTCAAGTCGCGCGATTCGAGCAACACGACGCTGCACAAGGTTCTCGCGAATGGCGCAGGACAGATTACGCTGACCGGGGCTATCTCGCCCTCAGGCCTGGCCATGCGGCCGATCCGATATGCACTCCTGGATGAGGTGGACCGTTACCCGGCGAGCGCGGGCACGGAGGGCGACCCGGTGTCGCTGGCGATCCAGCGCACCGCGGAGTTCGCCCACAACAAGAAGATCGTCATGGCGTCCACGCCGACGATCAAGGGCGTCAGCCGTATTGAGTTGGCGTGGCGTGAGAGCGACCAACGCGATTACTTCGTGCCCTGCCCACAGTGCGGGTGCTTCCAGGTTCTCGCGTTCGGCGATGGCACGGGGCCAGGTGTGGTGTGGCCAGAGGGGAAGCCGGAAGACGCCGCGTATCGCTGCGCCGAGTGCCGCGAGCTGATTCCTCACCGCTTGAAAGCCGAGATGGTGGAGCGCGGCGAGTACCGCGCGGCGAACCCGTCCTCGCCGATTCCCGGCTTTCGCGTCTCGCAATTGATCTCGCCAAAGAAATCATGGGGAGAGATTGCGGTGGAGTTCCTGGCGGCCAAGAAGTCGCCGGAGACACTGAAGGCATTTCTGAACACGGTGCTCGCTGAACTGTGGGAGGAGACCCACGAAGTAGCGACGGATGCCCACGCGTTGTGGGGTCGCTGCGAGCCGTTCGAAGCCGAGGCGCCGGACGGGGTGGCGCTGATCACGGCTGGCGTCGACGTGCAGGCGGATCGCCTGGAGATGGAAATCGCCGGGTGGGGGCGCGATGAAGAATCGTGGTCGATTGCCTATCACGTAATCCCAGGCGATGTGACGCGCAACGAAGTGTGGGAGCACTTGGAAGGCCTCCTGCTCTCCGAGTACCTGCATGCATCTGGGTTGCCGATGCGGATCGTCGCGACGTGCATCGACTGCGGGTTCAAGGATGCCACCGTGCTGCATTTCACGCGCGACCGTTACAACCGGCGTGTCTATGCCACCAAGGGGCGCGCGGGCGAGTCGCCGATCTGGCCGCGCAAGCCGAGCCGGAAGAACCAGACGCCGTTCTTCATGATCGGTGTCGATGCGGCGAAGACGGCGATCTATGATCGGCTGAAGCTCCGGGATGTGGGGCCGGGCTATTGTCACTTCCCGATCGGGCGGGACCTCGAGTACTTCGAGCAGTTGACCGCCGAGAGAAAGTTCACCCGGTACCACAACGGGTTTCCGAAGCAGGAATGGCGCAAGCCGGCCAACGCCCGCAACGAAGGTTTGGACGCGCGGGTCCTCGCGTACGCGGCGCTGCACGCACTGTACGCCAGCGGTTTGAAACTGCCGGTGCATTGTGACCGCTTCGCGCGGATGGTGCAGACGCGGCGAGGGGAGACGCCGTCGAGCATTCCAGTGGTGACAAAGCCGGCCAGCACCGACTGCCCCGTACCTCCCAGCGAGCGCGGCGAAGACCCATGGATACCGCGCCGCAACTGGTTTGGAAGGAATTGAAATGGCGTTGACCGCTCAGCAGTTGCAATCGAACCTGGATGCCGTCAACCAGGCGCTCGGGAATCCCACCTTGAAGGTGCGCTTCCCGGATGGACGCGAGGTGACGTACCGCTCAGTGGACGACTTGCGCAAGGCGAAGGCCGAGATCGAAGAGGACATCCGGCAGGCCAGCGGACAGACCGGGAGCCGCGTCCGGTTCGCGCAACACCAGCGCGGCGATGGTTCCACGGGCCCAACGCTGGACGACCGCTGGTAACGAAATGAATCTTCTCGATAAGGCCATCAGCATCGTGGCGCCGCGCGTTGCGTTGCAACGTGTGCGCAGTCGCGTGGCACTCGAATTGACCACGGGCTTCTTGGAACGGCACGCGCAGCGGTTCCGGTATGAAGGCGCCACCGCTGGCCGCCGCGCACACGGCTGGTATGCCGCCTCGACAGACGCCAACGTCGAGCTGATGGGGTCGCTCATCTGGCTCCGCAACCGCAGCCGCGATCTGATCCGCAACAATCCCTATGCGGCGCGCGCGGTAGAGGAACTGGCCGGGAATGTGGTTGGGACCGGGATCGTGCCAAAGGCCAAGACCGGCAACACCGCCATCGACAAGATCATCGATGCTGAGTGGCCGTTCTTCGCCGACGGCTGTGACACGCCGCAGCGCCTCGATTTCTATGGCATGCAGACGCTGACCGTCCGCACCATGGCGGAATCGGGAGAAGCGATTGTCCGTTTCCGGCCGCGACCCGCGGACGCCGGTCTGCGTATTCCGCTTCAGCTTCAAATGCTCGAAGCCGATTTCCTCGATCAGGCTCGCACGATGGGCCTGGTCAACGGCCATGTGATGGAGGGCGTGCAGTTCGACGAGATGGGACGCCGCGTCGCTTACTGGCTGTTCAGTTACCACCCCGGCGGCGTGCTGATCCTCAACCCGCGCGGCGGCATTGTGAGTCAGCCGGTTCCGGCCGACCAGATCATGCACGTTTACCGAGTGCTCCGGCCTGGCCAGGTGCGCGGCGTGCCGTGGCTCGCGCCCGTGATGATGGCGCTCCGAGATCTCGACGATTACTGCGACGCGGAGCGCGTGCGTAAGAAGGTGGAAGCCTGTGTTACGGCGTTCGTGCAGCAACCGGAAGGCGTCGATGGTGATCCACTCGGCATCGCAGGAACCGATCCTTCCAGCGGGCTGCCGGTCGAGAGCTTCCAGCCCGGCATGGTCGAATATCTGAAGCCCGGCCAGGACATCAAGTTCAACAATCCGCCGCCGGCGGGCGGCTACCGCGAATACAAAATGACCGAGTTGCAGGGGATCATGGCGGGCATTGGCTTGCCCTATGAACTCGGCACGGGCGACATGTCGCAGGTGAATTACTCCTCCTGGCGCGGCGGGATGCTCGGCTTCCGCAACACGGTGGAGGCGTTCCGCTGGCTCACCTTGATCCCTCTATTTGCGATGCCTGTGTGGCGGCGGTTCATCGACACCCTGATTCTGCAGGG